ACGAAACCATAAATAGTATTGAAGCTATAGACCAACAGTATACAAATAAAAACGCAGAAACGTCATCAGCTAAGAAGGCTAAATTTAGTGTTGTTAAGAAAATTAATAAGGTATACAATGATAAAATTTTTTCAGGTAAAAAACGTTTTAACAAAATAATGACATTAATTCATATAATAGTGCTAATTAATGTAATCGTATATATGTGGGAGGGACAGCTTGCAAGTCAAGGCATAGATCCTAATCAGGATCTTAAAGCTGCTGCTAAGCGGCTCCAGGAAGAACGTAAAATTGTCGCCGAAGAGAGGGAAGCATCAAGCGGCGGTGGGCAAAAAGGGGGCGCGGACCCGCTGCCGGCTCAGGATAATGCGCCCAAGAAAGAATCGACGCTCAAAAAGTCGATATTTAGTATGTTACCTAAGAGAAAAGGTCCAGACACCCCTAAAGCGGAGGAGGGGGATTCGAGCGATGAAGAGCCCGAGGCCAAACCCGAGGCCGAACCCGAGGCCGAACAGACGAAGGCTTCCAAATTTATGGCCGGATTTGCAGCACCGCGGCTGCTGAACGAGGCGTGGGAGGTTGCGAACAATCTAGTCGGCCCCAACCCGAAATTCCCGGACAGTGCTGCGGGCGGGAGGATGATAGTGTTCGGCGTGAGCTGGGCGACGGCCCTAATAGGTAGAATATTGCGGGTTTTCTTAGTGATCGCAATAACGGTATTTGTTGCTTGCTTGGGTCTATTAGATCAGGTCCCTAAAGTATTTAAACAGATAAAAGAAGCTATCATAGCAGCGGGTAAATTATACAAGAATTCTAAATTTCTAGTTGCGTTATTCATTCAATTAATTCCAATTATTGTTTTATTTTATACAATTGGTTTATGGTTTGCTCCCACATACGGATTGGGTATATGTATTGCTTATGCTATTTTTGTTCAAATTAAAATGACTGCTTTTGTCTTATTCGGTGCTCCAAATCCTAATTTGACTAAAGCACATTTAAGAAAGAACAGATATGGGTTAACTTTTATGACTTTACTTATGATTGCATATAACGCCAACCAAAACCTTCAACTTAAAACTAGTGTAGGTGTTACAGTAGCATTTGCTATATGTATGTTTATTATGCTGTGTAGATAATTAAGGACTAAATATATTTAAATATTTATTCTTTTTAACTTTATGGGTAAAAAGAGTAAAAAATCATCTAATACTGAATTGCCTTTTGTTAGTGTTTGTACACCAACATACAACAGAAGACCTTTCATTCCTAATATGATAAAATGTTTTAAACACCAAGACTATCCTATGGATAAATTAGAATGGATTATAATAGATGATGGAACTGATCCAATAGAGGATCTAATTAATGAAGCCAATTTACCGCAGATAAAGTATATCAAATTAAAAGATAAGATCCCATTGGGTAAAAAACGAAATATGTTACACGAAAATTCTAAGGGTGCCTTCATCGTTTATATGGACGACGATGATTATTATCCTACATGTAGAATATCGCATGCAATTGATATGTTATTAAAACATCCAAAAGCTTTATGTGCAGGTTCTTCTGAAATATATATCTATTTTAAACATATTAATCAAATGGTCCAATTTGGCCCATATGGACCGGCACATGCCACCGCCGGAACATTTGCTTTCAGAAGAGAACTATTAAAAGAGCATAAATATGAAGATCATGCCGCATTAGCAGAAGAAAAGGCATTTCTTAAAAATTACACGGTTCCTTTTGTGCAGCTAGAACCCAAAAAAGTTATATTAGTTTTCTCACACATTCATAATACTTTTGATAAAAAAAAATTATTGGATAACCCACATCCTAATTTTGTGAAAACAAGTGATAAAACCGTTGATGAATTCGTAAAAGAACCGGATATCAAAGATTTTTTCCTCAACAAAATAGAAGGATTACTAGAGAAATATGAACCAGGACACCCTAAAATGAAACCTGACGTTCTTAAACAGATTAGCGAAATAGAGCAAAGTCGTAAAAAAATGGCAGCTGAAAACAACGGAAGCATTATGTTACAACAAGATGGAAAAGAGCCCGTACAACTTACTCAACAACAGGTTCTACAACACCTAAACGACCAAAATAAAAAGATGCAAGAGCTTGTTGAAATATTAAAACAACGTGATAAAACTATATTGGAATTACAAAATAGACCTAGTGTTGCTACTTCAAACGACAGTATCATTTTAAAAGAACTCGAAACAATTAAACTATTATTAAATAACAGAACTACAACAGAAGTCTATTACAAAGATTATAATTTTATTATAAATTAAATTGAAACACAATATTATCTATTTATATAAGTAAATGGATAATATCGATCTTACGCCCGCTAAAGAAGATTTCCTACTGCCCGAAAATAACAGCAAAAATGACATCAAGACCTTCTTCTGTTCTGATAGAGGACATTACATAGTTAATGCTGTAACAGGAGAAAAGTATGATTTTAAAGTCGGTTCTATTGACGAAAAACGATTCTGGCGTGTAATCGTTCCTTTTACAAAGGATGGCGTCACCAATTCAGTAAAGCTATTCTACGAAAACCCAAAAGAGTATCAATTTCACAGAGACGTATTTATTGAACCTAGTGATAAAATTAATTGGAATAAAAGAAATACTAATCATAAAAATACAACGAAAACTACCAATAAACCTGTATTTACTTCAGTTAAGTAAGCTATAATCTATGTACCTAAATATACGATTAATATCTAACTCTGATATCTCATAATGACATAATAATAAATCTAATTCCTCTTTACAAAATTTTTTTTTTAAATTATTGAAAAAACCTAACATATCCTTCCTATCAAAATTTAACTCATGACATAAATTCTGTATAAATATTAAATTGTTGTATTCTGTGGAATACTTGGTTAATACTTTTGTAAATCTTACCTCACCACATGGTTTTATTTTATCACCCTTTTCCTCAAAATACCTATGGAAAATATGATTAGTGTAAAATGTTTTAATTAACGAACATATTTCATTAAACTGCCATATCTGCTTCTGAAAGGTAACTCTATCCATATAATCTGCATAACAAATGTTAGACAATATATTATAATATAATTTAATACCTTCTTTGTTATCCAATTTATTAAGAAAATCTATAACATTCTCGTGCCAAAGTAATCCTATAATAGTTCTATCTGTATCGTTTATTGTGTTTAAATGATTCTTCAATTCATATTTATTAGTAAACAGATTACCCGTCATTTTTTTGACATTTGTATCATCGCAAACTATATTCAGTAAATTATTTAAAACATACACATCGTTTTTAATAAGCGATATTATATATTTTAATTTTCTAATATCGTTGTCCACATAATCCAACAATTTATCACGCATTTCATGCTCTATTTCATAATTATTTATTAAATAATCTTCTATATCTTTTCTAGTAGGTTTATGCAATTCGCATAAATTACACACCTTCATAAGCTCTTTATTTTTTTTATCTACCTCTTTTTTCCCGATAAAAATAATTGGCAACTGAGTATAAACCTCAGTTTTTTGTTTCTGTGTCTTTTTAACTCTAACCAGTTTTATCAACGAATTTATGCAACTCTTATCGTTGTTATTTACGCTGTCTATTTCATCAATTACTATAACCATATTCACACGTTTTTTTGTGAAATAACTTGTTACAGTCTTTGATGATATGCTTTTATTATTAAGCAATTCAATGATAGATTTACTCCTAATATCATTTAAGTCATATTTGATTATATCATAATTAAGCTTGTCTATTAACTGTAATACAAACTCGGTTTTACCACAACCAGCATCGCCATAAACATACATCCCTCTACTCTCGTTTTGATTTTTATAAAAATTATCTAAAAAATCTATTATTTTTTTTTCTTCCTTTTTCCTTTCTATTATCTCAACCATTTATTACCTTAACTTTTTATTTTTAATTAAGTATTTACCATATTTATTTTTAATTATGTTCGTACATTTAGACGATTTGTTGTCAATACAATAATACACTAAAAATTCAACATAGTTCTTATATGTCCAATTTCTATAAATATACCTCTTATGTTTTATAAGAATATCAATGTTATTCATTAAAAGTAAATCTAATACATAATAACTGTCTTGTCTTATGAGTCTTCTAATACTCGTCTCATTTATCATATAGTCATCTTTAAGATATTTCTCAAAATAATTTTTATTTGTGTAATACAGCCATTCAGGTCTAATAAAGCTATGTATATGTGTCAATACATCATCACAAATATTTATCATTAATATAATTCTATATATTAAAATTATATCAATTTAATCAGGACGATGACGATCAACTAAGTGCCGCTGGTCTCCTCGGCGTCGAGTACGCGATCCATCCCGCTGGTATATACATCATCTGGATTGCCTGCTCCCAAATAATTAGAGCAGTCTATATTACTGTTTGACACCCCATCCCAAGCTATCCCGTTATCTAAAGCCCATTTCTTTCTACCACAGTGTGTGCTCCATGCTCCAGTCTTACCAAAACTTGATGTCTTACTATCGCGTGTATACGCTTGATCGTCTTTCGCAATATTACCCGTTATATTGCCACCATTAGAAGGTATTCCGCCCCATCGATAATCCGTCTCGTCCGTGAAATTAGCTGGATTAAATAGTGGGCCATTTTCATCATCCGGCGACATTCTCAATGTATCATAACATAATATATCACCACTGGTAATATCATACATTTCTGTCCAATAATCCGGACAATTTTGCTCCTCAGGAGGCCATTTACCATTAGGTTTTGCTGTATTATACATTACAAAAAATAAACATATAGTAAATAATGTCACAAATACCCCAACCATAAGAAGATATTTCGAATAACCATCCATTATATATTTTTGTTATAAAATATTTTATTTACCAGCGTTTTTTTTAGTTATATTTATATATATGAATGGAAGAATCGATATAATTAATAATACTAAACCTAAAAATAAACTATTCAATAAACCAATGTCTAATAAACCCGTTGATTATAAAGAAGCTCTTACAGGTACTTTAGAGTGTTCCACATTATCAAAAGCATTTTTCTCTAAACAAAACATGCAAATAATCCAAAATTCAATTAGAGCCACCGTGTATGCTAGATCTAACAATCAACACATAATAGGACAACAGGACACAGTAAACCTACAAATAATAATGAGATCCATTTTTTTACAATACACCCGAAGCATATCCACAAATATCACACAACAAATATCCGATTTAAATAATTTAGTAGTAAATTTCTGTGTTCCTAAAATATTACCCGAAATAGATGCATACATTAAATATAAAAACGACGTAAGCACTCTTGTAGTCCCAATTGATAGACCAGTACAAACCGACTTTAAATTTAAATCAAACGAATTTAAAAGATTTTTCTAAATATACTACAATGAAAGAGAGCACAACCACAACCGCTGAAGCCGTTGACTCAGAATATCAATCTTTTATTGTAGTAGAAAATAATACCTGGAATGGAGGAATATGTGATTGTTTCAATAACATGTACCCTAGCATGGCCTGTTCTGTCTTCACTCCTTATCTATACTCGTCTTTGATGTATCAACATATAACTAAAAGAAATATTTATTCTAATCCAATTTTTATTTACTTATTCCTTAACTTTATAGGCATTTTTGTTATGGCTTATAATAAAGTCTTTAGTTCTATAATTCTATATATGTCAAATTTTTACATATTATGTGTAGCCAATTTTGTAAGAAATACTATTAGAACTAAGAAAAATATACCTGGATCTCAATGCGAAGACAGTTTCTTAAGTGTATTCTGTTTACCTTGTTCTCTTTCTCAATGTGCAAGAACGTTATACGCACATGACACTGTATGTGATACGCTTGTGTGTGATGCTGATACAGTAAATATTTAAATTCTCTATATTTATAAATGAAACTTTATAAATATAAAAATAAACCTGCTTTACCTTTACTAATCTTTATTTTAACTTTATTACCTTTATTAAATAAGGAATTTATAAAAGCCGATCAACAATCTTTGGCTAAATCATCGGCAATTATAGCATTCCCGTTTTGGTTGTGGGCCATATTTAATACTATAAACGGAAAGAAAGATTTAGGGGTAGTTTCATTTGGTTCAGTCATTCTTTCGTTTTTAAAATGTAACGGTTTTTTGAATAAAAGACCCAACTATAAATTATGCAAAAATATACTAATATTCTCATCCTTTTTAGTAACCCTAAACTACACATTAGCTTTAACTATTGTTAAAGATAATACACCCTATTATATTTTTGCAACGGTGTTGTGGTTTTCTATAACACTACTTTTTCTCTACAATGATAGATAGTGTATCATCTAAATAAAATACTTTCTTTTCATTATCGCTACCTTTAGCAATTATTTCGGGTTCATGAATTATTTCGGGTTCATGAATTATTTCGGGTTGATGGATAATTTCACATGCCAACGTATCATATCTCACAATTGTCGGCATTATATTATATATATAAAAATCTTTATATATATATTATAATGGTTCATCTAATGACCAAAAACAATATCATACATACAATGTTCTATGCTATACTTACCTTCTTTATTACACCATATATCCTTGTTGAATTAACCGGTATTATAAATACTAAACATTTTAGTGATCCATGTCAAATGGGATTTAACATAGGTTTCATTATATCGCTTATTTTATGGAACGTATTTACAAGAAAAAATGTCTATGAAATACCTTAAGAATCCGCTATAAACTTAGCTTTTCTACTTTTATAATTATACCAATATCTCTCCGCTTCTACGTCAGTATTAAAACCGCAAGGGTTTGATATGTATAATTCTTGTAAATATCGTGCACTCAAAAACCTCCATTCTAGATAACCTACACTTTTAATACACTCGGCACTAGGTGTGGTAATAGCATACAACATTATTTTATTTACTATTTCTTCTGGTAACTTATCCATATATTATTTCTTCTTTTTAATTTTAAGTTTAGAATTATTATCATATTCTTTTTCGAATTTATCTAATTCTTCTAGCCAAATACTTTCTATAGTTTTACTATTCAAAATCTTTAAAAAGTCGGCTAAATCTCCTTGTTCTTTCATTATTTTCTCGGCATTTTCTTCCGATACACTATCCATAGCCATTTTTATTAAATAATTATAACTGTCATCCAACTTATCGAATTTCATACTCTCTAATATCCGCACTATTTCTTCATTCTTCTTCTTCCTCAAATCTATCTCATCCTCCAATAAACACTTTATATAACGAGCTTTATTACTTAATTTATTTAATTTCATATATCCATCCTCCAACTGCTTATTCTTTCTTTTATGATATATTTCTATGCGTTTTGTATAAAATTCGTCTATCATATCTTCAGCTTTTTCATATTTCTTAAGATTCTCATTGGCATCAAAAGCATGCATATTTGTTATTGTTTTTGTTGTACTTAATTTTAAAATTTTGTCATCGGTTTTCACCAATTCACCTTTGTAGAAAGTAATTGTTATATTTACATCTTTTTCTGTACTATTGTCTTCTATTTCCCTTACTATTCTATCCTTAATTAATCCCTCCAAATGCGCCTTGTAATCATCCGTCCAAACACCTATAGGTAACTCTGTAATTCTTATTTTATCGTCGCCCACCAATTCACAGCAGCCTTTAATAAGATATTTTCCATCTTCAGTCTTACTTATAGTTCCTTTGAATCCGTGATAATAAAGCATGTCATCGAACTTATTATTGTACTCATGGTTTAGCTTACCACGTATATACCTAATAATCTCCTTTGGAGAGTAACAGGGTATGTCTGTGCTAAATCCTGTACCAATTCCCTTAGAACCATTGATTAAAAGCATCGGTAGAATAGGAGCATAATATATAGGTTCCACCATTTGACCATCGTCATCTAAATAGTCCAGTATGCAATCATCCGCCTCTGGAAAGATCAATCGTGTAATTGGATTTAACATTGTGAATATATATCTCTCCGATGCGCTATCCTTTCCACCAGCCAATCTTGTCCCAAATTGACCGTTTGGCATCAGCAAGTTAATATTATTTGAACCTACATAATTCTGTGCCATACCAACAATAGCACCATTAAGTGATGCCTCACCATGATGATATGCACTGTTTTCGGATACATAACCGCTGAATTGAGCCACTTTTATTTCCTTGTCCAACCGCTTCTTAAATGCCGAATACAAAATCTTCCTTTGACTCAACTTAATACCATCTATCAAATTTGGTATAGATCTGTCGTTATCATACTTTGAAAAGTGCTTCATTTCCTTATTAACAAACTCTTCATAAGGCACCATATTAGTGTCCGTATTCAAATAATCTTTTCTATTGTAATTGCCTAACCATTCCTTTCTGTCGTCTGAACGTTTTTTATTAAATACCTTATCTATACAGTCTTTACTGTAACTCTCGTTCCATTTGAAACTAACGATTTTCTTATTTTTGAAATATTCCTTAAACTCATTTGATGTGCTTGTACCCAAACCCTTGTAATATTTAATATGAAAGCCGCTAACATTATTGTTCGACTTCCACGTTTCATATTGCCCCTCATTGTAAAATAATAGCTCTTGGTTACCTTTCTTTGCTTTAATAATAGGGGTATTCATAAAACCTATAAAACCCTCTATCTTAACAAGAGACTCCCATAAACTATCGAACATGTTGATCCCCAATCCTTTGATGTGACTGCCATCCAAATCCTGATCGGTCATAAACATTACGCTACCATATCGTAGCTTACTTTTAATGTCGTCCATAGAATATTCTCTGTCGCTTTCTAAACCTAGAATTTGCTTGATTTCACAAATCTCTTTGTTTTCTGTTATCTTTTTGAGCGCCTCATCTCTAACATTCAATAACTTACCCTTCAATGGATAAACACCATAAATATTTCTGTCTTCCTTAGACAAGCCCGATATAACACCTGCCTTAGCCGAATCTCCTTCGCATAAAATAAGGGTACAAGATCCCGATTTAGCGGTTCCCGCATAATTAGCATCCACCAATTTAGGTATGCCTCTAATGCATTTAGTCTTTTGTCCATCAGTTTTCTTTACTTCCTTATTTTCTTTAACTTGAGTTAAATTCAACGCCATATCCATTACCCCTAAACCGGATTTGTTCGCTATCTTTTCTATGAATTTTTCACTTACATCACAGGTTGAACCGAACTTTGGAACAGGCGTGTTCATAAAATCCTTTGTTTGGCTATCAAACGAAGGGTTCTCTACAGAACAATTGACGAACAACATAATCTGTTCCTTCAATGTAGAAGCCTTTACATCCACCTTCTTTCTCTTCTTGATATAAGCCACTAATTTTCTAATAATCTGATTCAAAACATACTCTACATGCTTACCTCCCTTATTAGTATAAATACCGTTTACAAAGGATATTTGCGTAAATTCATCCTCTGGAGCCAAACAAACCGCATATTCCCATCTTTCATTAGCTTCTTCATAAACACGTTTAGTATCGTCTTTTGAACCTATGTAATAATCTATATACTGTTGGAAATTCTTGATTGGTATCAAATTGTTATTGAAAGAAACCTTTACCTTTTTATCAGTTACCGCAGCAATATCATAAATACGCCTTACAAATAAATTATACATATCGGTATTTAAATTCTCAACACCCAATCTCTTATAGTCTGGTTTAAATGACACTTTTGTATATGACTTACCTTTGCACTTTGTAATTGTGGGTTTTTCTATTACATCTAAATTGTTCTTGAAAACCTGATTGTATTTGAGGTTTCGGTTAGAATCAACCGTTTCTATCATACCCCATTCAGACCAAATTAAAACTAATTTAAATCCAAATCCGTTTTTACCTCCAACTATCTTCTTCTCCTTTTTATCATAATTTGTAGATGTCCTAAGATGACTAAATATAAGTTCTGGTATGTAAACGCCATGCTCCGGATGAATGGCTACATCCACCCCATCACCGTCATTTACTATCTCAATAACACCGGCTTCATCTATGCTAATATTAATATAGGAAACCGGATTCTTCTTCATCATCCTAACAACATGGTCGCGGGAATTTACTATACCTTCGTCAAAAAGTTTATATAACCCTGGTATGTAATTATGCTGTTTATACTCGAAAATATTCTTTTCTTTGTCATAAATCCAATTATTCGAATCTACTTGCTCTACTGATCCTATATATGTATCTGGATTGTCTAAAACATGCTCCTTGTCAGTCTTCTTTTGGTATTTATTCACTAATTCATTCCCGGACATATCTCTTAGTTTATAAGAATTCTCTTTAAGCCCATTCAATTTATATTTAAAATTAAGAAATGTCTATCCCTGTTCAAATATGTAGGTAGGTAAAAAATCAAGTATTCCCTTAGATATTCAATGTTATAATTAAGAAAAATTAAGAAATTCTATTAAGTCAGTCTCATGCGGATTTCCAAGTTTTTATAATTGAAAGTAAAAATTTTCAATTTGGACAAATATTTTTGTCCATTTTGGGATTTTCCT